TCTGATCCAATCCTTTGGTAATGCCCAACCATTTGTTTCTTAACAGTGCGAATTCGTTTATGATTTTTTCATAATCTACCACATCTGCTTCACCGTCCACGTATTTTTCTACGTCTCTACTGCTGAGTGCTCTTTGATAATTTTCTAAATACTTTTTGAAATGTTTTGATCTCAATCTTCTCAACTCGATATTCATATATTGAAGTATCGCCTCAATTTCCTGTAATTGATTGAATCTTTGTTCCACAATGCCAGGCATATCCGCTGATGCTTTTTCGATATTGCCTCTAATTCTTATTTCGGATTTTGCCTGTTCCAATTCGTCTTCATAATGTCTGATGGCATCAGGAATTGCGCCAATATCTTTCGCTATTTTCTGATACCATCCAGCCATTAATAATCCTCGTCCTGGTCAACATCCAAATAATATTGGATGGCTTTGTCCAGGTCATCATCGGCTCCTAGTGCGGCTTGAAATTCTTCATCTTCCACACCATAGTCTGCCATTAGATCGACAAATTTTTCTGCTACCAAGTCCATAGCCTGTTTTCGATCCATGTACTCTTTAAAAAATTGCCAAATTTCAACTAATTGACTTCCTTCGATCATATTACTCCTCAACTGCTTCTGTTGTTTCTTTAGTTTCTGATTCTTCAGCAGGCACTAAATTGGTAAAGTCTTTCATAACCATGTCAAGATATTCTCCACCGGCTTCCCAAACTTTACGATACTCTTTGTATTCAGTACCTTTTGAATCCACGTATTTAAGTCTGTTACCATCTTTTGTTAATATACCTTTTTTCTCAAAAAGATCTACAAGTCCTGAATAAGGATTCATTCCTGTTTCGTATGGAATTTTTACTTGTACGCCTTCAAAAGGTTTGGCATATCTTGTTTTCATAACCTTACAGCCGGCTCTAATACCTCTCACATCAGTAACTTTGTTACCATCTTCATCTTCTTTCAGTTTCAATTTTTTCATTGCTACCACGATTGAAGATGCGTAGATAAATCCTTGTCCACCTGATATTTTGTCATCTGGATCAAACATATCTTGCGATGCGTATGTGTGATTTGTAGCAACAAGTCCCACATTGTGTGAACCAAACATATTAACACAGTTACGAACAAGTGCTGTTAGTGCCTTGGGTTTTCTACCCATGTCACCCTTCATATCACCTTTTTGAAACTGATCAACATCTGTAGGTGTTAACAACATACCCAATGAATCGATCACAAATAATACTTTTGGTCTATCTTCTTCAGCCATTGCTTTGTAATCATCCATAAATGTTGAAACTGTTTTTGCCACATCATCTATCATAGACATATTCAGTTTTAATAATTTTTTTTCGTCTGTGTCTACGTTCAATGCTTGTAACCAAGTTTCGTCCAATGCGTTCTCTGAATCGATTAGTACAACAAATATTCCTTGATCCTGTGCCGCTTTCACAATGTTACCTGAACAGATGTATGATTTACCTGCTCCAGATTCACCTGCAAACACAGTCACTTTTCCTAATGGAATTCCTTTGTTAAAATCACCACTAACCAAATAGTTTAGTGCGTAATTGCCTGTTGAGATCCAATCTGTTGGATCATGAAATCCAGCACTCATTCCAGTGATGGACTTTGTTAAAGTTTTTCTAAATTTACTTACATCAAATGCCTTTACCATAATTTGTTCCTTTTGTTAGTATGTGTGGGGAGTTGCCTCCCCACAAATGTACTTTACTATTTTGATTGTCTTGCTCTTATCATTGCTAAGATATCCTCTGCTTTTCCACTTGCTTCAGTGGTCGGCTTTGGTGCTTCTTGAGTTTTTACCTCAGCAACTGGTTCTGCTTTAACTTCTGGAGCAGGTGTTTCTGCTTTCGGAGTTACTGGATCACCAGTTCTTGATGACAAGCCTGCTGGTCTAAAGTATTGACCAAATTTATCTTGATCATATGCTTCACCATCAACAGATGCTTCAAACATTTCTTTCATTACCTTAACTTCTACTTCTGAAGGCTTTTTAGGTAAGAAATCATTTAGATTAAACAAACCATGTGTTGTAATCGCTGTGTTTTCTTCTTCTGTTAAAGGTCTTGATTTTCTAGACCATGTTGATGTTGAATAATCAGCATATCCACCTTTGGATGTTTTGATAATTCTAAAATCAACACCGCTTGTTGAATCAGTTGGAAGATCTTCCATATCTGGATCCATCAATGCTCCTTTGATAATTTGGAATATTTGTGGACCAATAATGAATCTTCTAACTGGATTCTCTGGAGTTGACTCTTCATTTAGTGGATCGTCTTTCACGAAACCTTGGAAGATGTAACTTCTTTTCTTCCAATATTTTCTTCCTAAATCTTCTAATTTAGGATCTTTGAACCATCCTCTAACTTCAGATAAGATTGGACAAGACTCGCCATACATTTCCATACATGGAACTTGTACTTGTACTGGTCTTGAATCTGTTTCACCTTTGATTCCTGCGAAAGGTAATTTAATCATTAACCTTTCTTTCCAGAAAAAAGTGTTTTCTTTATCACCATCTGGCAAGAAACGAACAGTTGCCTGCTCTCCTTCTTTTAGATTCCAAAATGGGTAAATGGCGTTGTCTCCGCCTGTTCTTGAAGTAGTGCCACCTGTCTTAACTTCTTGTTCTTTCAGTTTAGCACGTATTTCTGCTAGTGTTGCCATAATTTAAGCCTCCTATTGTTGCCTGTTGTTATTATATTATGTGCCTTTATAAAATTAGTATAGCACAAGACAAACATATTGTCAAATATATACTAATATTATTATTTAGTCAACCTGAATTGGTAAACTTAATTACTGAATGCCTGCTAATTTTTTGATTTTGGCAATCTCGGGGTCTTTGTTTGCCATTAAGTTTTGAATTGTTTCCTGAGCAGTTGCCACAGCACTGTCGCCAAACTTCTTCTCTACTGAAGTCAGCACTGCTGTTTCACCTTTTGGAAATTGATTAGATGTGTAGTCAAAGAAACTTTTCACAAATTCTTCCACAGTCTGTTCTTTGTCTTTGAATGATTTTTCTTCTTGATCTTCCATACCAAATTTAGAACGCATTCTGTCTGATTCGTAATCGTAATCTTCTTGAGCGGCTTTCAGTGCTTCTTCATGCTCTGGACCACCTGGGCGGATCAGTTCATTGGCAAAGTCATCGTCCACTTTGTGATTTCCATCGTACTCGTATTCGCCTCTTAATGATTTTGGATCTACCACACCATTTATTGCTTTATAATGAATTGTGCCATATGCCATTTCGCCATCATCGCCTGGCAGTTCATATTCAAATGAACCTTCGTAATCTGTTTCTGGATTTTCTTTTTGTACTTCTTTATTCTTTAATTTGTCAAAATTCTGTTTTAAATATGCCATTGCTCCTTTGGCATCAGCAAATTTTTCAACAGACTCACCGTCTTTGTCTAGCACATCATAAACCATTTTGCCATCTTCGCCTTTGTACATAGACACATAAGGTTTAATGTCTTCGAATGTGATTGCTTCTTTATCAATAAAATGTTTAACAACATCATTTACTATGTTGGCACTATCTTCTATGCTTGGTTTTCCTGTGATGTCCACGATTTCATCAAACATTGCCTTTGTGATTGGCATCTTGTTCATTAATTCTTCTTGATCCATTTCAGTTTCAGCATCGCTATCGTCATTGTCCATGCCCATTTCTTTTGAAACTTTCATGTATTCGTCGGCATTGTAAGCATCTGTGCCTATGCCCGAGTCTAGAGCATAATCTAAATAACCTTCCGGCATTGTGTTACCATTGCCACCTTCGTATTTTGAATACTTGTCCCACCATGCTTGAACTTTTTGTTTTAATTCTGGAGTAATTTCTACACCTGATCTTGTTCCTTTTTCTTCAGTTTTCATATCGCCTGTGTTAATTTTTGAAACCAGTGTAGGATCTTTTTGTGCCACATAGTCCATGATCATTGGACGTATGCAGATGTCTGAATCTTCACGTGCCGCTTTTTGAATTTCATCATTTAGTTCTTCGTCA